CCAGCGGCCACGCCGAAAGTAGCTAAAGTTCCTGTGAAGACCGAAGCTATAAAGGTCGGATCAATTCTTTCTCCTCTCTCGTAGCCTGGTATTTTAACGTAATTTAACGTCAAGATTCCTGCGGACCACACAAGGACTATCACTCTTATGAGTGTAGCTAAGTATTGAAGTTGTTCCTCCTTATCTTCTGCTACTTCTTTGAGTTTACCTAGAGGACCTTTCTTTTCCTCTTTCTTTACATCAGCCATTATATTATTGTGACTGATATTATGTAGCTACTTTACCACGTAAGGTATCAAACTGTCAAGTCCTTTCTTCATACTTCCCTTGAGATCATCATAATTTTCATTGAGTGCAGAGTTAATACTACCCATGACTAATGCTTCTTGCTCTGGCATGTGTTCTAGTGAACCATGTACTGACGATACGTTGTTACCAAATAATATAGTCTCATAGTTTGCAAATGTTTTTGCATTGAACTTAGAGAACGTTGATGGATCCCACTGGTATATCATGTTGAAGAAACCACTCTCTTGTTGGTACACTTCACCATTCATTACTATAGTCTGACCATCCCACTTCGTAGCACCAATCGCTTCACTACCTGTGTCTGGTCTTTCCCACTTAGTAATCTCATTCACAAGGTTCATTGCCTTGATAGGTTCTCCACAGAAGATAATAGTTTTATCCACTGCTGATAGTCTAATTACATTCTTCTCATCTGTAATTGGTTGAGCAGCATATGATGGCCAGATATATCCACCAAATATTTTACCCTTAGACAATGAGTACTCACTCATGTCACCATAAAAAACTGCTGTACCTCTGATGAGTACAACAGGAAGTCTACTACTCTTAACGATAGCGTAGTGTAATCTGGATTGTCTTATCTTATTATCATATGCGACGAACTTATGTCCACCTTCCTTACACCATTTCTCACAGAAACTTTTTACTGCAGCAGATGAACCAACATAGTGTACCGTTGCAGTATGCTCTGGAAATCCTATACTAAATGTTTTTAATGCTGATGCAGCAGTAGAGGGTACAGCATCCTGATCTGCCTTTACTACTATATGTGGTAACCAATCCATTGCACAACGTTTTTAGTTATTTATGCTCCGTCGTCATGATCCCATAGATGTCTCATGTCATCTGGTTTCTGAGGAACCATGAGATACTTATTACCATCTGGTTTGACGACCAATATAGGTTCACCACTCTCTGCTAATGCAGCATAGTGGTCTTCCTTTTGTTTAAGTTCTTCTTCTTTAATTTCAATCATTGGATTACACTCCAAAAATCTCCGTAATTTGTTGCATCTTTAGGATGTTTGAATGTAACATGTCTCATCCAATTAGGACCGAACAGTTTGACACTGGTGTCTACTGTCTCACCTAACCAGTTGGTTGGTTCTCTACTCTCTCCTTTCATAAAGAAATGAGATGACATGTCACTCGCCCATGTGCGTTTGTCCACACGGTTCAATCCTTTGGGTCTGTAGTCCCAGAGATTATACATGAGAGTAATTCTACCCTCGCTGTGCGGTAACACTCCGTGTATATATCTTGGATTAAAGGTGAGCATCCTTCCTTCCTCAGGGATCGAAAACACAACCTCAGTGGGTGGTATATTTCGATACTCCTTTTGAGTTTTCCCAGTCGAAGTGTCCCAAACGATCGTTGGTGAGTTGTGATTGTTGAGATAAGTGACTGTGGATAGGAGAGGATATTTCATCTCACCTTCATTTTCCCTCCTAACCATTTCATCATGGTCAGAGTGGAACGCTATCATTCTATCACACTTTTCAATAAAATGGAACCACCATTCAAATCCTGTAACATTTGGGTAGTCATCCTTGAAGTACATGTCATATGAATCCAAGATATATTTCTCCAAAGCATTCTCTGGAGTGTCATGCAGTCCTATCCAACAATTACCTGGTAGAGGGTTGAACATGTGCACTTCCCTAGTCAGTCTCCAAATGGATGTTGATGTAATAAGTCGAGGGTACTGTGCTATATCCATTATCTAATATCTACGTCAGTCATTCTAGTTGTTCTTCTTCGTGGTGCTTCTGTTCCTAATCTAATTTCTTTCTCTTCTTTAGGTTCAGTCAATGCTACCACATAACTCATGTCCAGTCCACCATAGGTGTCACCACAAACATAAGTCTGGTTGTCACAACCACACATCTTATAATCATGCTCATGTTTAGACTGTATTGTGTTGTTGCATTTAGTGCAAGTTACTGTTGTCATTGGTCTTTAAAATATCAACGAATAGAAATAACATATCATCATCAGAGTAATTATATCCTTCATGGACGTGATCCATGACATCATAGATCTGAGGTACTCCCTCTTCCCAGAAGACTTTCTCTCCTTTCCAAATCATATAGCAATCATTGGACGGTATGTATAATGGTATTTGTATTCGTCTGTAATGTATTCCGTATACTGGTGGATCCTTATGGGGTCCTAATTCTGTGCCTGGTTCAAAGCAAGAGACTGTAGCAAAAACAATTTCCTCATTGTTTAATATCTCTGCTGCCTTCTCGTCTTCAACAACAGAACGTCTTACCCCGCCACCATTTTTGTTCTGTGCTTTCAACCAGCAGAAATATATATCCTTGTTAGAATAACCAACAGCAGTTGGAGCTCTCCTAAGGGGAAAATCTGTTCTTGTTGCCCATTCATAAAGATACTCTAAATCAATCTTGTTCATCCCATTTACCTAACACCATCACGCTAGGATTGTCTTCTTCAATCCACTCATGCCATTCCATATACAAAGCATACATATCCTCATACTGTTTGTCCTCTACTATAACATCACAACGATCTTGCATCCACGCTAGTAGTCTGTCAAGTTCGTGCCTTAGTTTTGGAGGTGTGTTGTTCATTAAAGTAATCTTTTTTCATGTAGCGTCCTAAGATGTTTGAGTTGTAATAGTTCTCATCCTCACTTAGAACATTGTTAAGGAAGAGTTGTTTAGTTTCTTCGTAATTCACCCAACCTTTAGTGGTATGTAGTGATATTATTTCTCGTTTGAAACTGTCATTTCCAAGAGACTTTCTATCGGTATTAAGTTCGTCACTCGATCCATAGTATCTTTTCCAGTCACTCTCACTGCGAACCTTCCTACTTTTACCTCTAGGCTTTCTAAACTGGTAGAAGTATTTTCTTCCGATGTACTTCCTACCCGTGACGAGATTTGTAATACAGTAGACGAAACCGAACTGATCGCCAATATTGTCAGAAGTGAAAGTTGAACCTTGATAGGTCCAGGGGTTTTCGTAATCTCCGTCCAAAGTTTTTTCATAATCTTTCTCTATATAGGGTCATGCCCTCGTGCCAATTTTTAAAACTCATCAGTGGCCATACAGCATAGCCAAAAGTTGCTGATCTGTAGTGATCATTTTTCCAAGTAACACCACTGTTATAAGTGGCACTGAACGTTACCTCTTCTAACTCCTCTAACTTTAATGTGGTAGCCTTGTTAAGGAACTTATCAAAGAGAGGGTCATGAAAGAGAATAGTCTTAGCATGATCCCAGAAGGGTGTGTCATACTTAGATCCGAACTGATAATGCCATAGAATAAAGTTCTGAACCTGTCGGATATACTTTTTCATATCCTTAATGGCATCGTCTTTGGTGTGTTCTTTCAATATTATAGCACGAAACGTCGCTCTTGCCCAGTCTAAGTAAGTTTCTGTTGCAGTAGACTCCATTGGTTCTAAAAAGAATAGTCTATTACCTTGAAGTATTACCCTATCATCAATAGGATTCATATGCAGATAACTTTTAAACGTCCTCTCTCGTTTGACCTCTACGTCAAAAATTTGCTCGAAATTTTTTTTGGCATCCTCTGTTTTTGTAATCTTATTATTGTAAAGGTAACCAACAGCACCATTATGTGAAGGAGAACTCTCATCCATAGGTATAACAAAAGCCCAACCATCAGGAGTTGCAACATGCCTACTCCATAACTCTTTACTATCCCACTTAGGTTTACCTAAGATAGCAGCGTTAACAGGACTTTTAAGTGGAGTGTATCCAGTAAAATCTTTGGGTGTACCTCTGCAATCAAAAACATAATCAGCATCAACATCTTTCGGGTCTACATTATCCTCTACGACATTAAAGCGACCTGATTCTAATGCAAACTTTTGCAGTTCACATGGACAAAAGTGCATTGCTAATGTGTTAGTAGGGAAAGCATGTATAAATTTTTCATTGACCTTACCAAAACCTTCATATAATATACCTGTCTTCGGGGTAGCATGTATATAATTATCGTAGTAATTAAATTTTGTACTTATTAACTCAGGTGCACCAAGTAAGGTTGCTTGTCCTACCTCTTCGGGTGGTATGTTTGGGTCATGTATTAATTCTACTTCTAAATCTTTCTTTCTACCATACCAAGAATAATATAATGCTGTGAATACTCCTGCATTCCCAGCTCCAACAATACTAACTTTCATTAATCTGCGTATCCGTCATCATCATCACCACTATACCACTGCTCTCCATTGCTATCAATATATGCATCCTTGTCTGCGTAAACTTCTGACTTCAACTCTGCTAAAAGGTCTTCTAAATCTTGTATTAATGTTTTTAATCTCGTTCTCTGCATAAAAAATCCCCGAATACTTTATGTAGTCGGGGACTGATCTAAGCATCCTTATAAAGGATTAAAGTCTCAGCGTAGATAATGGTTAGGAAGAGTGCTGAAGCAGCACTGATCCATAATACTTCCATTACTTCGCAGTTGTAAGATCTTTATTTAGTTTTACACCACGGTAAACTAATTCGACCTTGTTTGATTGCTGAGATTTTGCTCTGTTGGTGTCATACTGGACACCACGGTAAGTGACTTGTGCCATTTGGTTTCTCCAAAGTAGTAGGGTTTTTTAGTCCCCGTTCCTTCAGTCAACTTTTGCGTCCTCAAAACATACTGGATCAGTATGTTGCACGATCACATTGACCATCTGTAATCTGTTAGGATCATGAGGTCGAACAAGAGATAATAACTCATTAGAATCAGCACAACTAAGTGGTGCTCCTAGTGCTATTAAACTTGTAAGAATATGGTACATAATTTTTGAGGATGAACGAACCCGTTCCGAGTCGGCTTACTTGCGTCTCCTAAGAGATGAACGTAAGGATATGTTAGCATATCCACAAGTATTTAGTCAAGCTTTAGTTGTAATTCTTAAACCACTCCTTTAAAGATGTCTGGTATCCCGACTCTCTACTGGGTGGTTCCTTTATCCCCTTCATCCTCTTGTAATCGTTGTGCATCGCTTGGAGTAACCATGCCTGTGCTAGTTGTTGAGGTCCCTCTTTCAACAACTGGATTTGAAATTTCGATAGACCAGCCTTCATCTCCAAATACTCCTGTCTCCACAATGTTCGGTTCTGTTCTGTCATCTTCTTCCCAGATTTTTTTGATTGCATCTGCCTGACGATCTACGTCACGCATAGTATTATATATTTTAACATCAATCCATTTATTTTTCAACCACTCGATAGCACCAAGTAATAAAAATGAGATGGGGAAGCGTTGCTTCTTAGCCCACCTCTCTGCCTTTGCATACCAAGGGTCTGTACCTTCACCAAATTGTTTTTCAAACTCGATCTTCATCCACCTGCCATGTCATCATAGTTGATGTCTTCTGCATCAGTGATTGCTCTCATCATCTCTGCTATGTCCTCCTCTGGTCTAGGATTTTCAAAGAGAGAATCCTTTGAAGGTTTCTTTGGTGACATCTTGTTTGATTCCTCCAACGACATAACTTTCTATCTCCGTTTCTTGTGGTGCGTTCTGTTGTCCCTTACTATTTAACCAGTATTGTGTCCATGGTAAAGGATTGTTTCTAATACCAATATCATACAGTGGATCCAATCCAATAGCACGTAGTCTTCTGTTAGCAGTGAACTCTACGTACTGTGATAATAATTTTTCATTTAGTCCTATCATGCTGCCATCCTTGAAAAGGTATGATGCCCATGCCTTCTCTTCTTCCACAGCATTCTTAAACATCTCTATGATGTTGGGTTTTTCTTCTGCAGCGATGACCACCATTTCTTCATCGTCACCATTTTGCCACGCTTTGATGATCTGTTGAGTAAGGACAAGATGTTGGCTTTCATCTCTGGCGATAAGAGAGATAATCTTAGCGGATCCTTCCATAATTTTGAGTTCACCAAACGCAAACGAGCAAGCGAAGGAGACATAGAACCTAATGCCCTCAAGAATATTGACGTTGAGTACTGCTCGGTAGAGTTTTCTTTTGAGTTCTTTCCTGTCATAACTTCCTGATGGGTGGCCTTCAGCGGCCATCCTCCAGATGTTACCGCTATCGTATTCGTGTGCATGATTTATAAGTTCGTTATACGATGAAGTTACTGAGCTTGCACGACTTAATATCTTATCATCACCAAGTATAGTATCAAACACTTCACTTGGATTAGGGTATACGTTTTTAATTATGTATGTGTATGATCTACTATGGATCATCTCCATGAGTTGCCATACATTCATTGCTCCCTCCAATTCTGGAAGAGAGCAATAGGGCATGAATGCCATACCAGGTGCTCGACCTTGTACACTGTCAAGCATGATCTGATATTTTAGATTTGAAGTATATATATGCTTTTGTTCTGGTGTCAGCATCTTATAATCTGCTCTATCCTTTTGGAGTGATACCTCCTCAGGTCTCCAGAAATAACCTAACTGTTGTGTGGTTAGTTTATCAAATACAGGATACTTATACTCATCATATCTTTGGAGACCAAGGGGTTGTCCAAAAAACATGGGTTGCTTCTTACTATCCACAGGGTTGGTATTGAATACCGTTACCCCATCAAACTTTCCTTCGTTAGAATATCCGTTCCAGTTTTCTGTCATTAGATCTTACATGATTCGCAATCGTCGTCTGCTGTCTCTACCTCAGCTAGTAAACTCTCTAGTCTACTCTTATTATCCTCTAGTTCATCACCATCTTTCTTAGCATCATATGTATTCTGATAGTAAGAAGTCTTCCAACCATATTTGTATGTGGTCAGTAGATCCTTTGCCATTTCAGAAGTAGGTACTTCATTACCTTCATAGTTCTCTGGATTATAACTCCAGTTACCTGAGATTGCTTGGTCAAAGAACTTTTGTATGACTGCTGTAACTTTTATATATCCATCGTTACTTGGCATATCCCACAGCAGTGTGTAATTGTTCTTTAGATACGGATAGCCTGGTACAATCTGCTTAAGAGGTCCCTTCTTGGACTTTTTAATGGACAGATAATCTCTTGGGGGTTCGATTCCGTTAGTGGCATTTGACACAACGGAACTGCTTTCTGATGGCATTTGTGCCGACAACGTGCTGTGCCTGAGCCCGTGAGCGAGTATGTTCTCCCGTAAATTTCCCCAATCAAGTGAAAGGTCATTTGGTGTGATGTCATCTACGTCCTTTTTGTAAGTATCTATGGGTAAAATACCATCAGAATACTTAGTGTGTAAGAAACCGTCACATGCTCCCTTCTCTTGTGCTATTTTGTTAGATGCTCTTAACAAATAGTACTGGAAATGCTCTGTCAAATCATGTACTAACTTCCATGCTTCTGGTGAATCATACTTCACTTTGTTCTTAGCAAGGAAGTGTGCTAGTCCTATGTAACCAACACCTAATGATCTACGTGACTGAGTACTTAACTTAGCAGCAAGAACTGGATACTCTTGATAGTCAATGAGTTCTTCTAGTCCTCTGACAACAAGGTCAGCAAGTTCTTCCATCTCTTCTAACTTATTAATCTTACCCACGTTAATAGCAGAGAGTATGCATAGTGCTATCTCTCCTTTGCCATCATCTATGTGGTCAATAGGTTCAGTAGGTAGAGTAATCTCCTGACATAGGTTACTCATGTTAACCTTGTCTTTGAATGATGAGTGCTCATTACAATGGTCGATATTCATAATGTATATACGACCTGTCTCTGCTCTCTCCTTAAGGATGTCTAAGATTAAATCCTGAGCATTGATCTTGATCTTAGGTACACTAGGATCATTTTCATACTGCACATATAATTCATCAAACTTATCTGTACCGAAGGCATCATATAAACCTGGTACATTATGAGGAGAGAAGAGAGAAATATCTTTTGCTTGTAAGAACCTTTCATAGAACAACTTACTAATCTGTATGGAGTAGTCAAGTTTCCTTACTCTATTGTCCTCTGTACCTTTGTTGTTCTTCAGTACAATTATATCTTCTATTTCTTGATGCCAGATTGGAAAGTGGACAGTCGCTGATCCACCACGCACTCCATTTTGAGTGCAACATCTGACAGTTGCTTCAAACTTTTTGAGAAAAGGGACAACGCCTGTATGCTGGACTTCTCCACCACGGATTTTACTGTTGATCCCACGGATCCTGCCTGCGTTGATGCCAATTCCTGCCCTTTGAGCAACATACTTGCCAATAGCCATATCGCTGCTGAAGATGCTATCCAAGGTGTCATCAGTATCAACCAGAACGCAAGACGCAAACTGCCTGATTGGTGTTCTGACTCCTGCCATGACTGGTGTTGGGATGTTGATTCTGTGTTTTGAGATTGCGTTGTAGTATTTTCGGACATAATCTAGTCTCGTTTCTTGTGGGTAATTTGCAAATAATACAGATGCTATCATAATATACATCTGTTGTGGGGTTTCATATTTCTCCCCTGTACTTCTGTCTTGAACTAAGTACTTGTCAACGACCTGACGTAGACCTGCATAAGTGAATAGCAAGTCACGATCATAATCAATATAGCTATCTATCTGCTGCCACTCCTCAGCACTATACTTTGTGGCGATACTCGGATCATACACACCTCCCTTAATGCAAGTTTCTATG